GTTGAAGGATTAAATGGATTTAAATGGATTGAGGCAAACTGGCGTCAGATTCCAGGTCGTACGCAAGAATGGGCAGACGAACAACGTCGTGTACTAGGAGAACAAAAGTATCTACAAGAAATGGAATGTGAGTTTATGGGTTCATCAGGAACTCTCATTTCAGCATCAGCGCTTCAATCTCTTGCGTTCGTGAAACCAATATACTTGTCCGAAAATGGAATAAAAATTTACAAACAACCAGTTACAAATCGCAATTATATGGTAATTGTCGACACCTCAAGAGGTAAAGGATTGGACTATTCAGCAGCGGTCGTTGTTGATACTACAGAAATGCCATACGAAGTCGTTTGTGTTTACCGCGATAATGAAATAAGCCCACTAGTTTACCCATCAATTCTTAAAAAATTGGGAAGTTACTATAACGAAGCATATCAATTAATCGAAATAAACGACAACGGTCAGCAGGTAGTTGACAGTTTATTCGACGATTATGAGTATGAAAATCTCATTTCGACGATGCAAAACAAAAACAAAACAGTTATCACAGGCGGATATGGGCGTCAGGTTCAGAGAGGTATACGAACGACCAAGTCTGTAAAGCGACTCGGTTGCTCTATTTTAAAGAATTTGATCGAAGGACAAAAACTTCATATTACAGATTTTGACATTATTTCTGAATTATCCACATTTATTGCTCGAGGCGCAAGTTTTGAGGCTGAAGAGGGTAGTCATGATGACCTTGTAATGTGTTTGGTGCTATTTGCTTGGATGACAAATCAAGAATTTTTTAAAGATCTATCGAACACGAACATTCGAACTAAACTATATGAACAACAAATGGCAAATATTGAGGAAGAATCTCTTCCTTTACCGATTATGCCTGAAGAACCCGACGAAGTTAAGCGAATTCGTATGGGCGGCGACCTATGGACAGTGGTAGAGCGAGAATCTGACAAATCTACGTTTTAATAAATATCCCGTAGAACCTACAAGATTGATCTCTACCCTAGGAGAATAAACATGGCTTTTCAATTATCACCAGGTGTAAATGTTTCTGAAGTCGATTTAACAACAGTCGTACCTGCTGTTGGCACAACGACTGGCGCCCTCGTTGGAACATTTGCATGGGGTCCAGCGAATCAAATTACGCTTGTTTCCTCAGAAAACAAGTTGGTTGAGATTTTCGGCAAACCATCAAACGAAACCGCAAACGATTTCTTTACCGCAGCAAACTTTCTTGCTTACGGTAATTCATTACGTCTAGTTCGCGCAAATACAAATTCAAATAATGCATCTGTAAATGGCGCAACAGGTTTTAAAGTAAATAACGACGAAGAATATGTCGCAAGTTACTATGCATCAGGAAATACGCAGTACGGTCCTTTCTGTGCAAGATATCCTGGCGCACTAGGAAACTCGCTCAAGATTTCTGTATGTGACTCCGCTGCAGCATATGGTAGCTGGGCATACAAAAACACATTCAGCGATGAACCAGGAACATCACTATTTGCACAATCACGTGGCGCAACAGATGATGAAATGCACGTTGTCGTTATCGACGAAGACGGTTTGATCTCTGGTACGCAAAATACAGTTATCGAAGCATTTGGATTCGTTTCAAAGGCTTCTGACGCCAAGAGCGATACTGGTTCTTCAAACTACTATAAGGAAGTAATCTATCGCACATCAAACTACGTTCACTGGTTGGGTCACCCAGGCGCAAACGTAACAAACTGGGGCGCTGAAGCAACAAATGGTCTCTCATTTGCAACAAATGCTGCAGCAAATACCAAGTCACTCGCAAATGGAACGACAGTTACTGCAACTTCGGGCAACCTACTATACGGTTGGGATCGCTTCGAGTTGTCAGAAACTGTCGACGTTTCATTGCTTATGACTTCAAACGCAGAAGTAACTGTTGCAGGACATGTAATTGATCTTGCTGCATCACGCCGCGACTGTGTTGCATTCGTATCGCCTCCGCTTGCAGCAGTACAAAGTTCTGATCCAGTCGGCGACGTTGTTGAATATAAAGTAACCACTTTGAACAAGTCAACAAGTTACGCTGTAATGGATAGCGGTTGGAAGTATATGTACGACAAGTACAACGACGTTTATCGTTGGGTTCCACTCAATGGTGACATCGCTGGTCTATGCGTACGCACTGATACAGAACGCGATCCTTGGTTCTCACCAGCAGGATTCAACCGTGGTCAGATTCGCAACATCGTCAAACTTGCATTTAACCCAAGCAAGACGCAGCGCGATGAACTTTATCGTAACAGCATCAATCCTGTGGCTTCGTTCCCAGGTGAAGGTACGGTATTGTTCGGCGATAAGACGTTGCAATCTAAACCATCTTCATTCGACCGCATTAATGTTCGTCGTTTGTTTATCGTTCTCGAGAAAGCAATCGCCAGAGCAGCACGCGCAAGCCTCTTTGAATTCAACGATGAGTTTACACGTTCAAGTTTCGTGAACCTCGTCGAGCCATTCTTGAGAGAAGTACAGGGTCGTCGTGGTATCTTTGACTTCCGTGTTGTTTGTGACGCTACAAACAATACACCAGAAGTTATTGACCGTAACGAGTTCGTCGGTGACATCTACATCAAGCCAACAAGATCAATCAACTTCATTCAGTTGAACTTTGTGGCTGTTCGTACTGGTGTTGCCTTCGACGAGATCGTCGGACGCTTCTAATAAATAGGATTAACGGCTAGGAGAAAGCAAAAATGGCTTTTAACGTATACGATTTTAGATCATCATTGCAATTCGACGGTGCACGTCCTAATCTATTTGAAGTGAATATTAACTTCCCTGGATTTCTAGGCGAAGACGCTGCTCGTAGACAACTTACTTTCTTATGTAAGTCTGCTCAGTTGCCAGGTTCTATCATTTCACCAATCCAATTGTTTTACTTTGGACGTGAAGTGAAGTTCTCTGGTAACAGAACATTCCAAGATTGGACAGTACAGATCATCAACGATGAAGACTTCAGAGTGAGAAACGCTTTCGAGCGTTGGATGAATGCTTTGAACAGTCACCAAACAAACCTTCGCAATCCTGTCGCAGGAACGCCAAACGGTTACACTGCTGACGCAGTTGTAAATCAGTATGGTAAGTCTGGCGACATTATTAAGACCTATAAGTTTGTTGGTATGTTCCCTGTTGACGTCACGCAAATTGACCTCGACTGGGGCGCAAATGACCAGATTGAAGAGTACGCAGTATCGTTCGCATATCAGTACTGGACTGCTGCTGGCGTAACTACTTGATATTTGATTTACTTTCGAGTAGGTCAAATCCCCTTATGATGACATCTCAGGTTTAAATTATGGAAATTTTCGGTTTTGAGATTTTACGCAAAAAAGAGGAAACTCTTGATCCTTCAGTCACGCCGTCTGTCGTAACACCACAGATCGAAGATGGAGCCATCAATATTTCAGCGGGATCCCATTACGGTATCTACGTTGATATTGATGGCTCTTATCGTTCTGAGGTTGACCTTGTTACCAAATATCGCACAATGGCTATGCAACCAGAAGTTGAACAAGCCATTGAAGATATTGTTAATGAATCAATTGTTCACGATGAAGAAGGTAATTCTGTAAAAATTATGGTTGACGATCTTGATCAACCACAATCAATCAAAGATAAGATTACAGAAGAATTTAAAAATGTTTTAAAGATGATGGACTTCAACAACAACGGCAATGATATTTTCCGTCGTTGGTATGTTGATGGACGTTTATATTTTAACGTGATTATTGATCCAAGTAATCCAAGAGCAGGCATACAAAATCTGATCAATATTGATCCAAGAAGAATTCGCAAAGTACGAAATGTTCATAAAAAGAAAGATAAAGTTACAAATACAGAAGTTATTGATAACGTCGAAGAATATTTCATCTATAACGAAAAAACATTAAACAACACAGTAAGCAATCCAATTCTAACAGGCAACTATTCAGGTGGCACAAAACTTACTAACGATTCAGTTGTATATTTAACATCAGGTTTATATGATCCTGCTCGCTCTACTGTTTTAAGTTATTTACATAAAGCAATTCGTCCAATGAATCAGTTGCGTTTTGTTGAAGACGCAATTGTCATTTATCGTTTAAGTCGTGCGCCAGAACGTCGCGTATTCTACGTTGATGTTGGTAACATGCCTAAAGCCAAGGCTGAACAATACTTGCGCGACCTTATGGTCAAATATCGCAATAAGTTGGTATACGATAGCGCCACTGGTGAGATTCGTGACGATCGTCGTCAGTTGTCAATGCTTGAAGACTTCTGGATGCCACGTCGCGGCGAAGGTAAGTCTACAGAAATTACAACTCTTCCATCAGGTCAAAACCTTGGCGAGTTATCCGATGTAAACTACTTCGAACGCAAACTATACAAATCATTAAATGTTCCAATTTCTCGTCTAGAAGCACAGTCAGGATTTTCATTAGGTCGTTCTAACGAAATTACTCGCGACGAATTGAAGTTTATGCGTTTTATTGAGAAATTACGCGCTCGTTTCTCGATTGTATTTGATGAACTTATGGCGCGTCAATTATCTTTAAAAGGCGTTTGCACGTTAGACGAATGGAATGAATTTAAACAATCAGTTCATTACGATTTCTTAAAAGATAATAACTTTGCCGAACTTAAAGAAGCTGAGTTACTTCAAAACCGCGTGGCGCTACTTAACGTTGTCGATCCATACGTTGGCAATTACTTTTCGAAAGCATGGGTCCGTAAAAATGTCCTCCAATTAACTGAAGATGACATTAAACTTATGGAAGAGCAAATGGCAGAAGAAGCAGCAAATCAAGAAGTTTCAACCGAATTGCAACCTGACGGTCAACAACCAGTACCAGGTCAAATGCAACAACCATCAGACGATAATGAAGATGGTAATGATATAAATACGAAAGTTAAAGAATTATTTTAGAGGGCTAAATCATGTCTAATTTTACCGACTTTGCACTTCAACAAGACGTAATGTCATTTAAAGAAAAACTTGAGTCAGCAATTGCCGATAAAGTTGGTGATGCACTTGCGCAAAAGAAACTTGAAGTTGCGCAAACGTTTTTTGATGTTCCTGAAACAGAAACTGCCGAAGTAGCAGAAGAAGTCGAGCAAACAAACGAAAAAGCCCTAAATCCATATGCCGTTGGCATGGCTCAAGCCATGAAGTCAACTGGCGATAAGCCACCTCTTAAGAAAGCAACAATTAAGAAGGCTCACGAGATTGCAAAAAGCGTAGCAAAGAAATAATAAATGGCATCCTTTAAAGAATTAAGAGCAAAACGTAAACCCTATCAAGATGCGCCAGCAATGTTGGTGCTCAAACGTGTTGGTATTCGTAACTATCCAAACGGTCAACAAGTTGCATTATACTATAATGCTGCTCTTGATCTAAATGTTAGCGTACCATTTCAAAAGAGTTCACTCGATCCAGATGGTCGTTTAGGAACACCTGTTCAAATCGGTTCTTTACTTCCTGCTGCTGCAGTTTCAGAGGGCGTTATTGGCGCTCTAAAAGATATTGCACAAAAACAATCACCTGCAGCAGTACGCTTTAATAACGGAACATCTGAAGAAGTTCACCCTTCAATCGCTCAACAGATTGTTGATGTGCACGCTCAACTTGACAACTCAAATAAAGATAAGTTTGAGCGTCTTGTTAACGTTGGTCCTGCAGGATTACAAAAAGTTACACATTGGCTTAAGAAACTAGAATCAAAATGAAACGTTTTAAGACATTTGTAGAAGAAGTTGAAAATAAATCAGAAGTTGCCGAAGAGCAACTCGATGAGGCATCATCAGCATTTAAGACCAGAAAAATTGGTCGTATGAAGTTGATTCCAATTCGTTTCCGTACAGTTGGTGGTAAAGTAGTCGCTCAACGTCGCGTTAAGAAATCTGCAGTAAAAGGTTTCACGCTTCGTGGTGGTAAATTAGTTAGAATGAGCCCTGGTGAAAGAATGAGGCGTAAGCGCGCACAACGTCGTGGCGCAATTAAACGTCGTGCGAAAATGGCTCGAGCCAAAATGAGAAGAATGCGCACAATGCGCCGCAGAAAGGCTCTTGGAATTTAGAGATAGGAATTCAAAAATGAAATTAATCGTAGAAACAATTGAAGCGGTAAAATACCTCACGGAAGAAAAGAACGGTGTAAAACAATATTACATCGAAGGTATTGGACTTCAAGGCAACAAAGTTAATCGTAACCTTCGTGAGTATAGAACACAGATTCTTGCTCGTGAAGTAGATCGTTACAATCGCGATTATGTTGATCAAAATCGCGCTTTCGGAGAATTAGGTCATCCAGACGGACCTTCTATCAATCTCGATCGTGTGTCGCACATGATTAAAGAGATCCGTCAGGAAGGCGATAACTTTATCATTAAAGCAAAAATTTTAGATACTCCATTCGGTAAGATTGTTAAAAGTCTTATTGATGAAGAAGCCAAGTTAGGTGTTTCTTCAAGAGGAATGGGTACTCTGAAGTCTGTAGGTGGTGTAAACCAAGTACAAGACGACTTTTATCTAGCCACAGCGGCAGATATAGTAGCTGACCCTTCAGCACCTGATGCGTTTGTTCGCGGTATTATGGAAGGCAAAGAATGGGTATGGAACAATGGCTGCATTGAAGAAGCCACCATAGACAAAATGCGCAATGAAATTGAAAGAGCAAAACGCAGACAGTTGGAAGATGTCAAGTTACGTCAATTTGAGAGTTTCCTCTCAAAACTGTAATTTTATAAATAAATTTATAACCATAGGAGTTATTTCTCATGAAAACATTAGCAGAAGCTGCCGCTGAAATCTTGATTAAATCAAAATCAGATTCACCAGCAGAATCAATGAAAAAATTAGCAAGTGGCGCAGAGGTCGTTGATCTCGGCGGTTCAACACTTGATAAGCCAGAAGGCGATGAGATCGGCAAGAAAGCCGCTGCCGTTCTTTCACAAGCACCAGCCCCAGGTAAGGGTGCTGCAGTCGCTGGTGACAAGGCTTCACAGGGTCTTGGTGGCGGTAAGTCAAATCCAACAGCCATGGCTGAAGAAGAAGAGACTGAAGAAGAAGTCGTAACTGAAGAAGAATCAACAGAAGAAGTTGAAGCGTCAGATGATGCAACAGAAACTGTTGAAGAAATTTCTGAAGACGAAGAACTAACTCCAGAAGAAATCGAAGAAGCCAAGCATGCTAAAGTCGCAATGATGCGCGACAAGATGAAGCAACTTGGTGTTAAAGAAGATATCGATGCTATTTTCAGCGGCGAAGATCTTTCTGAAGAATTCAAGTCAAAGGTTGGCACAGTATTCGAAGCGGCAGTTATTGCTCGTGCAGTAAATGTTGTTGAAGAAATGGAGAAGGAAATTCTTCAGGCTGCTGCTGAAACAATCGAAGAAGCAAAAGCACAGATCGAAGAGCAAGTCGACAGCTACCTCAACTATATGGTTGAGCAGTGGATGGAAGAAAACAAACTTGCAGTTACATCTGGCTTGAAGATGGAAATTGCAGAAGAATTTATGGCTGATATTAAGGCTGTATTCGAATCGCATAACATCAGCCTACCAGAAGAACAACTCGACGTTATGGAAGCAATTTCTAACGAAAACGAAGAGTTGAAGCAAAAGTTAAATGACGTTCTTCACAGCAACATTGACCTTAAGAAAGAAGTCAATGAAGCAAAGAAAGTCCAAATCGTTACTAAAGTTTGCGAAGGGCTCACCGCAACGCAAGCTGAAAAAGTAAAGACACTCGCAGAGGGTGTAGAGTTCACCACAGAGCGTGAATACAGTGAGAAGTTAAGCATCATTCGTGAGCAGTACTTCTCAAATAAGGTGAAAACAACTGCTGCTACGCCTGTCGTAGAAAGCGTTGATCCTGCTCCAGCAACGGACGAATCAGCAATGGTAAGTCCGCTAATGGAGCGTTATGTACGTTCAATTGGTAAAACTCTACCTCGTTAATTTTAGGAGTAAATAAAAAATGTTTCTATCTGAACAACTACAAACGAAGTGGTCACCAGTCCTAGATCACCCAGATCTACCAAAGATTGATGATCCATACCGTCGTGCTGTTACAGCCGTCGTTCTTGAGAACCAAGAACGCGCAATGGCTGAAGAGTCACGCATCCTCAACGAAACGGCACCAGCAAATATCACTGGCTACACGACTGCATCATCAGCTGGCGGCGCAACCGCTGGTTATGATCCAATCCTAGTCAGCCTAGTCCGTCGTTCACTACCAAACCTAATGGCTTATGACATCTGCGGCGTTCAGCCAATGACAGGTCCAACAGGTTTGATCTTCGCAATGCGTTCCAAGTTTGCAAATAACACTGCACTTCTTGGTTCCGTTGGTCTAGGCAACGACGCTGGTGAAGCATTGTACAACGAAGCCGACACAGACTTCTCAGGTACAGGCACTCACACACCATTTGATGCATCAGTAAACCCTGGTTCAAACAGCGCATCAGTATTCGGTTCTGCCAATACGGGTCGCGGTGTACCAACAGCCACTGGTGAAGATCTTGGTGGTGCTACAGACATGGGCGCAATGGGCTTCTCAATCGAGAAGGTAACTGTAACAGCAAATACTCGCGCATTGAAGGCAGAGTACACGCTAGAACTAGCACAAGACCTCAAGGCAGTGCATGGTCTAGACGCTGAAACAGAATTGGCAAATATTCTTTCAACAGAAATTCTTGCCGAAATCAACCGCGAAGTCGTTCGTACGATCTATCGTACAGCAACTCCAGGCGTCGCATTCGCTGGTGCACCAGGTACATTCAACCTAGCAACTTCAGGTGGTGACACCGACGGTCGCTGGCAGGTTGAGAAGTACAAGGGCTTGATCTATGCAATCGAAAGAGAAGCAAATAAAATTGCTAAAGACACCCGTCGTGGCAAGGGCAATATCGTCGTCTGCTCATCAGACGTCGCATCAGCCCTCGCAATGTCAGGTCTTCTCGATTACAACTCAGCACTTGCAAGCCAAGTAAGCCTAACTGTTGACGATACAGGCAACACATTCGCTGGTACACTATTCGGTCGTATCAAAGTTTATGTTGACCCATATTCTGTCCAGACAGCAGACTACGCAGTAGTTGGTTATAAGGGTACTGTAGCATATGACGCTGGTCTATTCTACTGCCCATATGTCCCACTACAAATGGTCCGCGCAATCAATCCAGATACCTTCCAGCCAAAAATTGGCTTCAAGACCCGCTATGGTCTAGTTGCTAACCCATACGCTGAAGCAAACACGATTGGTCTCGGCAGACTAGCAAACAACTCAAACGTTTACTACCGCAAGTTTATCATCTCAAACTTGAAGTAATATTTGTTGAGAAAGTATTTGCCAACTTACTAAAAATAATAAGGCAAAACGAATTAGGGGAGCAGAAATGCTCCCCTTTTTTTATACCCTAAATAATTGGTAGTCACACGGAGTGATATGATGTCAATATCCTATGTACCAAACGATCGCGACATAGCGCAATATAGTAAGTTCAAATTAAATTTTGATCGCTTACCTAATATGACATTCTTTTGTAAAAATGTAAATTTACCTGGAATCATAAACAACGCTGTTCGCGTCGAAACGCCATTTTCTGCATTCCTAGTTCCTGGCGATAAAACTGAATTTAACACTTTAGAGGTGAACTTTTTAGTTGACGTCAATTATACAGCATGGATAGAAGTTTTCAACTGGATTACCGCATTGACCTTCCCTAAAGATTTCGAACAGTACCAGAATTTGCAAAACACTCAACGTACAACATTAGTTACAACTGGTCGTCAAAGAGGCAATCAGTATAGTGATGCTATGCTTACAATCTATACAAATCGCAATAATCCAAATCTTCGCGTCAAGTTCAAAGATTGCTTTCCGCTCGCTATTGGTTCAATCGACTTCGATGTTGAAAAAACCGCAGAAGATCCAGTTGTTTGTACTGCTTCTTTCGGATATTCTCTTTACGAAATTGAAAAAGTATAGTATAATAGTATAACAACCAGTTGTATTATTTGCAGGTGAATATATGAATGCAATTCCGCTCAATCAAATTATTGAGATGTGGGATAAAGACTCTGAGATAGATCAAACAGAGCCAGGCAAAGAAATCATAAGAATTCCAACCTTACACGCCAAGTATGCGCGTCTTCTTTCAGCACATTCTCTCGCATCTAAACAGTGTCATATTGAATATGCAAGAATGAAAAAAATTAAGTATGAATATTACAACGGTAAACTAGACGCTGATGAACTCAAGAAGTATGGTTGGGAACCATTTCGGTTTCTACTTAAATCGGATATTGGAACTTACTTGGATTCAGATCAAGACTTGGTGAAAATTACAGCAAAGATTGCTTTACACGAAGAATCAATCACATTTTGTTCCTCTGTCCTTAAAGAATTAAACGCTCGTACTTATCAATTGCGTGCATTCATGGACTGGGAAAAGTTTATTCAAGGAGCACATTAATGAACCCAGATGAAACCGCACATGATGCGCTCAATGGTATACCACCAGAAGCGCCAAAAATTTACACCACATATGTTCCTGAGGATAAGTATTTACAATTAAAAAAAGCCTCGGAAGATGCGTTAAAAGAATTAAACCGTGTGAATAGTTTTTTAGTTATTGACAATGACGTTATTGCTAATTTGAAAAATGCTTTGGTATGATTATATACACTAATATACATATCACTGTTAAGAAAGTAAATGAGGTTTATCTTCATTTAAGTTGCGAAGAAAATATCAAAGCAGAACTTGCTGAGTATTTTTCTTTCTTCGCGCCGAACTATCAGTTTAGTCCCCTTTATAAAAAGAAAATTTGGAACGGTAAGATATACCTTTTCAATCGTAAAAAATCTCTTTTATATTCAGGCTTGGTGCGGTATTTGACCGAGTTTGCAAAAGAAAAAGATTACGCTATTGATTACGACGATTCAATTGACGTATTCAAAGAATATTCGTTAGAAGAAGCAAAACAATTTGCTGACAGTTTAAATATTCAATCGCGCAATCAACCTATTGAGGTTCGCGATTATCAGTTGGCTGGCTTTGCAAAAGCCATTCGCTATCAAAAAATGCTGATGCTTTCGCCTACTGCGTCAGGTAAGTCGTTAATCATTTATTTGATTATGCGTAAATTGTTGAAAGACGAATGTAAACGTGGTTTGCTAATCGTACCAACTGTTTCTCTCGTTGAACAAATGTACAATGACTTCGAAGATTATTCAACTGGTAATGGTTGGAGTACCACTAATAATTGTCAAAAAATTTATCAGGGTCAAGACAAACTCATCACACGTAGATTAGTTATCTCTACTTGGCAGTCTATTATGGATATGCCGAAAAAGTTTTTTGAACAATTTGATTTTGTTATTGGCGACGAAGCACATGGTTTCGAAGCCAAATCGTTGTCTAAGATTATGACTCGTTTAGTGAATGCCAAGTATCGTATTGGTACAACTGGTACAGTTAAAGATACTAAAGTCCATAAGTTATCACTAGAGGGGTATTTCGGCGCAATCACTAAAATTATTACAACAAAAGAACTTATTGATCGTAAACAATTATCTGACTTTGAAATTAAATGCTTAACCTTAAAGTATCCAGAACATATATGTGAGATGGTAAGTAAGTTAGACTATCAACAAGAAATGGACTTTATTGTTTCTAACGTTGCACGAAATAATTTCATAAAAAACTTGGCTATTTCATTAAATGGTAATACACTAGTATTGTTCCAGTACGTTGAAAAACACGGTAAAGCATTGCACGAGTTAATTGCAGAAAAGTGCGGAGACCGTAAAGTATTTTTTGTCTTTGGTGGTACTGACGTATTGGATCGTGAGGCAATTCGTAAAATTGTTGAGACCGAAAAAGATGCCATCATCGTAGCGTCGTATGGCGTATACTCTACTGGCGTTAATATTCGTAACCTACATAATATTATATTTGCTTCGCCAAGCAAATCTAAGATTCGCAACCTACAATCTATCGGTCGCGGCTTGAGATTGGGAGACGACAAAGATAAAGCAACTCTTTATGATATATCTGATGACTTACGACACAAAAAGCATGTCAACTTCACTCTTAAACATTTCGCCGAACGTTTAAAGATATACCACGAAGAAAAGTTTAAAATCTCAACTTATAAGGTAGAATTGAAAAATGGCTAAAGATAAAAAAAATATCAAGTTCGTTAAATTGAACAACGGCGAAGACTTGATTGCTGAGATTTCAACAGAGAATGAGTTGGAGTATATGTTTATTCATCCAATGAAGATCATTGTTGATACTGATTTGGAATTAAGTAAACAAATTATCTTCTTACACCCATGGCTACCAACAGGTGTAGTACAACAGAAAGGAATTCAACTTCATGCGAGCGTGATTTTTTTAATCACAGACGTACAGGATGACGTTCGCGAATACTATACAAATATGGTTACTGAAGTAGAGATGAGCGAAACGCTCAAGAGCAAACAGAAACAGAAGAAAAGAAAAACAAAATCTGCCCCCGTTATAGAAGATAACGTCTTAAATTTCTCAGATTTATTGGATAGATTGAAGAAAGATAAACCGATACACTAAAGAGTATCTAATATAGCATTCAACCGACCACATAGTCTATTATAATTGTCAAGTTATTACAGGTCAAACAATATGGCAAAGAAAAATCATTATGTAAACAATGCGGACTTTTTGAAAGCATTGACTGAATACAAAAAGGCTTGTCGCAAGGCAAAACGCGAGGGGCTTCCTAAACCAAACATTCCAGACTATATTGGAAAATGTTTGATGCTCATCGCTGAAAATCTTTCACACAAACCTAACTTTTTGTCATATTCGTTTAGAGATGAAATGATCGGCGATGCGATCGAAAATTGCATTATGTATTTTGATAACTTTGATCCAAAGAAGTCCAAGAATCCGTTTGCATACTTTACTCAGATCATTTACTTCGCCTTTATTCGACGAATTCATAAAGAAAAGAAGCAGTTATATGTTAAATATAAGTCGACTGAACAAATCGGTATCCTGGACGAACACGATCAGTTTGACCCTGATGAAAGTGGTGGCGTGTCCAGACAGTTTGAGATGTATGATAATATCTCAGAGTTCATCGTGAACTTTGAAGAATCGAAGTTGAATAAGAAAAACAAACGAAAAAAGAAAAAGTCACTAGAAAACTTTATCGAGGACTAAAATGGCAATTGAAGAAGAAGATTTTGGTTTCACATTTATCGACGAATCTGAAATTGATTCAGAGATTAAGCGAGTGGCTGAGGATGCGGCAGAGGAAGCAGCAACCCAAGTAGAAACATCATATAAAGAACGACTTTTACAAGTTGAAAAGTTAATTCTTCCTTTCTTAACTAACTTGACTAAAGACCCTGAAAAGGTTATGATCAAGTGGCCAAATAGAAAAGAAGTTGTTGAAAAACAAATAACCAAACTACTCAAGATTACAAGAGACTAATGAAAATAGCGATACTTGGTGACACGCACTTCGGGATGCGTGGTGATTCGATACAGTTTCATCAATTGTATCAAGAGTTTTATGAGAAGCAATTCTTTCCGTATTTGAAAGAACACGGCATTACTCATATCTTTCAGCTAGGCGATTTGTTTGATCGTCGCAAGTATATTAATTTCAACACACTGTTTCTCTCAAAGAAATATTTCTTCGATCACATTGAAGCAAATAATTTAGTCTTTCATACCATTCTTGGCAATCACGATATTTCTTATCGTAACACGCTTGAAGTTAATTCTTCTGCCTTGTTGCTTGAAGGGTATAAGAGCATCACGGTTCACACCGAAGCCAAGACGTTAGACGTTGACGGTGTTTCGATTGATTTGATTCCGTGGATCTGTAAAGAGAACGAGGCTGAAATTGCCGAGTATCTAAAGAATACCAAATCACAAATCTGTTTCGGTCACTTTGAAATTGCTGGCTTTGAGATGGATCGCGGTAATGTATGCCATGAAGGTATTGATCGCGGCATGCTCTTGAAATATGAGATTGTTCTGACTGGACACTTTCATCACAAGAGCAGCGATGGTACGATATTTTACGTCGGCACTCCAGGTGAAATGACTTGGGCTGACTATAATGATCCTCGTGGCTTTCATATCTTTGATACTGAAACGCGAGAGTTAGAGTTTATCGAAAACCCATACAGAATGTTCTATAAGATTCTGTACGATGAAACTAAAGAAGATCTTGAAAGCGTCAAGAATAAGAATTATGCGCAATACAACAATCGTATCGTAAAGGTTGTTGTGGTGAATAAAACAAATCATATTCTATATGAGATGTTCTTAGACGCTCTTTACCAAGCAGTTCCGCTAGACGTTACAGTCGTAGAGGATTTTACAGACTATTCTGAAATATCCGACGATGACGTAATTGATCAAGCAGACGATACCTCTACAATCTTGGACAAGTACATTGAAACACTTGAACTAGAAGTTGACAAAAATACTTTAAAAAATCTCATGAAAGAGATATACTTTGAGGCTCAATCTCTAGAAACTTCAGCTGCATGACTACATTTAAAACTATTCGTTATAAGAACTTTCTTTCTGCTGGTAATATCTTTACCGAAATCAATTTACAGAAAGAAGAACACACACTTATCATCGGCGAGAATGGCGCAGGTAAATCGACCATTCTTGACGCAATCACATTTGCGTTGTTCGGTAAGCCTTTCAGAAATATTAACAAGCCTCAAATCATCAATTCAGTCAACGGTCGCGACTGCGTAGTTGAAGTTGAATTTAAGTCTTTGTCGAAAGACTATAAGATTGTTCGTGGATTGAAACCTAATGTGTTTGAAATCTACTGTGACGGCGATCTAGTAGATCAGGACGCAAAATCTAAAGACTATCAAGATTATCTTGAAAAACATATCCTCAAGTTTAATTACAAAGCATTCACACAGATCGTAATTCTTGGTAGTTCGTCATTCGTTCCTTTCATGCAGTTGTCTGCTGCCGATCGTCGTGCAATTATCGAAGACCTGCTCGATATTCAAATCTTCTCCGCAATGAATCAGGTTGTGAAAGAACGCAATGCAACTTTGAAAAATGAAGCAACAAAACTCAAGTCTGATATTGATAGTACCGTTGCTCAGATTGAAATGCAAAAGAAGTATATTGAGGAAGCAAAAAAGAACAATCAAGATCAGATTGATGTGAAAGAACAAGAATTGAAAGAGAATCAAGAGCAGTTGGAAAAACTGCAAAACGATTCGGCATTAATTCAAAAACATGTCGACACTTTACTCAAAACGATTACTGATGAAAAGAAAGTAAAAGACAAAAACAAAAAACTATCTCAGTTTGAAGCCAAGATAGACAATAACATTACCAAGTTACAGAAGGATATAGACTTCTTCAATAATAACGATACTTGTCCGACTTGCGATCAATCAATCAATAATAAAGAAGAGAAGGTTGAGCAGTACACGAGCAAGATGAATGAGTTCTCGGAAGGTATGAAAAAACTAAAGGAAGAACAAGATGCCGTTTTACGTCGAATCAATAACATTGAAGCGGTCAATAAGAACATACTTTCTCACCAGTCCGAGATTACAAGGATTAATGCGTCCTATACTCAGATTCAGAAATATGTTAAGAAACTTGAGAAAGAAATAGAAGACCTGAAGGGTAAGAAAGTCTTGAGCGACGACATGATGAATATCTCGCAAGAACTATATGATAAGTTGACGCAATTGCAAACGAACAAAGCGACGCTGATTGATCGTAAAAAGTATATTGACGTTGCGGCTTATCTCTTGAAAGATAGCGGCATCAAAGCGAAGATTGTAAAGCAATACTTGCCGATCATCAATAAACTTGTAAACAAGTATCTCGCGTCTATGAACTTCTTTGTTAATTTCGAGATTGATGAAGAATTTAAAGAGAGTATTAAGTCGCGACATCGCGACGATTTCAGTTATGAAAACTTCTCTGAAGGTGAAAAGCAAAAGATCGACTTGTCGCTATTGTTTACTTGGCGCGCAATTGCCAAGATGAAGAATAGTATCAACACAAATATCTTATTACTTGATGAAGTGTTTGATTCAAGCCTAGACGCGAACGGTACAGAATCGTTGTTGCAAATATTGCATACGTTACCAGACAATACAAACATCTTTGTTATTTCGCACAAAGATAGTTTACATGATAAGTTCAAGAACATTTTGAAATTTGAGAAGCGCAAAGGTTTCTCAGTATTAGTGTAAGAGGGTTTTATGAGCGATAAGAAAATTAAATTTGTCGATGGACAAATGTATGAGTATGAGATATACAATCTCGTTGATTGTTATGATCCGATCTTATCGGAAAAGTTAGAGCCATTCGACTTTAATAACCCACCCGTCGTCCCAAGGTACTTGGCTGTATCTTTAATTGAAACGATGGTCGCTAATCGTGGCGTTGGTCTTGCAGCCAATCAAGTTGGTTTACCATATCGAGTTTTAGTTATGGGTGCAGAGAATGTTGGCTTTGCTTGTTTCAATCCAGAAATTCTTTCAGTTGAAAGAGAGGAAACCGTACAAGAGAGTTGTCTGAGTTTTCCAGGATTGTTTTTGAAAGTAAAAAGACCATATCGAATTGAAGTTAAATATACAGATATGGCAGGTGTAACGCAGCAGAGATTTTTCGAAGGTCTCACCGCCCGAATCTTTCAGCATGAATTGGATCACTTGAATGGTGTAAAGTTTACATCCCTTGTTGGTCCTGCTGCGCTAGACATAGCCAAGCAAAAGGTGAAGAAAAACCTGAAGAAAATGGTGGGTGTCGTAAGTTATTGATTCTATTAGGTTTTTTTACCCTTGCCTTTTTATGGGGTTTAATGGTAAAATAGTCTTATGAATCAGAGTAATTTACAAACTTCCAAGGGCATTCTTGCCAAACTGCTTGCGGCTGAAAACATTACAGTCTCGCACCAGCAAGTCAAGACTGCATATTTCGACCTCAAGAATCGTACGATGGTTCTTCCTATATGGAAGGACATGGACGGCGATCTTTATGACTTGCTTACAGGTCATGAAGTAGGTCATGCGCTCAATACACCCGAGCAGGGTTGGCACGATCAAGTTGCTACCAGTAACAAGAAATATAAAGATTTTTTGAATGTTATCGAAGATGCGCGCATCGAAAAACTTGTCAAACGCAAGTTTCCTGGTCTTGCAAAGTCTTTCTCGCGCGCATACGGCTCATTATATGAGCGCGACTTCTTCGGCGTCAAGAAACTTGACAGCCTCAACAAACTGAATTTGATCGACCGCATCAACCTGCGGTTCAAACTCGGTGCGCATGTCGTTGTTGAATTCAATGACTTTGAACGCGACATCGTACGTGAAGTTGAGAATGTTGAGACTTGGGAACAGGTCGTTGATATTGCTCAGCGCGTATATGACTATGTCAAAGAACACGAGCAAGATAAGATTCAGAACAAAGATGATCTGAATGAGCAATTTAATCAGCCCGAGATCGAGCAAGAAGACAGCGGCGAGCAAGACTTTGATGATTCATTCGATGAGAATGATGATGAGTTCCGCGACGAAGATGATTCCGATGTCAACGAAGAATCTGATAGCCAGGATTCTGAGTCCACTGATGAACAAAAAGATTCAGATGAAGAGTCTGATGAAGATACTGAAGGTGGTGGTAATAGTGGTGACGGCGAAGATGACGATGAGCCGCAATCTGTAACCGATCAAAACTTTCGTCGTCGTGAAGATGAATTGGTCAATGCCTCTGGCAAAGTCTTTATGTTAAATCTTCCTGAAGTCAATCTCGATAACATCATTCTTCCGAACACGGAAGTTGTGAATGATCTTGAGAAATTCTTTCGTCAAGAAGTTGCTGACAAATACAAGCCATACGGTCGCCACGGTATCTCTTATGAGACTGTTGTGCAAAAGGCTGTGCGTCGGTTCAATGCTGACAATAAGAAAGTCATCATGCATATCTTGAAGGAATTCGAGATGCGCAAGAAAGCCAGCGAGTATGCTCGAACGCAAACTGCTCGCACTGGTGAGTTGAACATGAATGTGCTGCATAAGTATAAATTCAGCAATGATCTGTTCCGCAAGATCACGGTCGTGCCGAAGGGCAAGAACCATGGCTTCATTCTGTTTATTGATATGTCTGGTTCGATGTCTGACATTCTCCGCAACACGATTGATCAGATGTTAATTCTTGTTTCGTTCTGCAAACTTGCTAACGTTCCTGTTGAAGTTTATGGCTTCAGCGACGATGCATACAGCAACAAGAAGCTGATTGAAATGGTGCAAAAGACTGATCGATTTATCTCTGACCCTACGACTGAGATGCGAATCAGCAATGACTATTTCCACCTCAAACATCTGATCGGCACTTCGTTGTCTCCGCTGCAGTATCGCAAGGCATTCAATATGCTCTGCGTTGTTGCGAATGAGTATCCGAAGAGTTACTATAGTCACGAAGTTGATGGCGGCGACTTCAATGGCTGGGATCGATCTGGTTTCGGTTTGAATTCAACTCCATTCATTCAAACGCTTCTTGCTTCTCGTGAGATGATCAAGAAGTTTCAACGTGCACATCAACTTGATGTTTGCAACGTTGTGTATCTGACTGATGGTGAAGGTGGTTCTGATCTTCATTATCCTATGCAAGAAAGTTTGAGTTTCAATCGTGATGCTGTGTATTATTTGATTGATAAGAAAACGCAGAAGAAAATCAAGGTTACAGGTAGCCCTTGGCATCTTCAAACACCTGTCACTGAATTAGTTGCCGAAGTGACAGGCTGTAAGCATATCGGTTTCTATGTTGGTCGTGAGCGATCGATCAAACAAGAGATGAAGTATCTGAGTCATGGTAAGTCGTTTAACGAACAACAAGAAATGAAAAAGAG